ATGATAATCTTGTCCGCTTGCCAATACGTCGGCTGATCGCTGCAGAGCCGGTAGAGCATGCCGGACTCGGTATCGACGAAATACTCCGCAGCATCGAGCACCGTACCGTCGACGGTGACGCTCGTGATTGAGACGCCGTGCCGGCGCGCCAGGATGATCTCGGACTCGCACACAAACCGCAGGGTCTCGGTGACGGTTTCGCGCAGCAAGGTCGGAATGGCGCCGGAGCCGATCGCGACCTGGCACTCAGCTGCGATCGCATCCGAAATGCGGAGCGACAGATCCGTGAGTGGCGTATCCTGGCTGCTATCACTCGATGCAAGCCCGATAGCAACGCGCCGCTGCGTGGACGTGAGCAAATGGCGGCTCGAAGCTGCAGACGTGATGGCGAGTTGAGAGATCATGGTCACCATCCAATCGCTGGGAAACGGCCGTCAAAGCCTTGGGCAATGGGCACGGGGAAAAAGGCTGCGAGGCGTTGAATGTCGCCGGCGTCCATGCGCAGCAAGGGCAGATCGGCGGCGCGCTTTCGGACGATCACGGAGATATTGTAGGGCGGATAGCCAGGCCCGCTGGAGTAGACCTCAGAGACGCGGGCCTCGCGGCAATCGAAACCGGCAATGATGAGATTGTAGACCAACAGCCCGGCGTTCCACGTCGTCAGATGACCGCCGACGATTCCGTGTTTGGCTGGCGGCACGGTGACAGCGAGCACACCGTCATCGCGGAGATCGCGAAAGCACAAGCGCAGAAAGCGGCCGACGTTTGGCTGGTGCTCGAGCACGTGCGAGGCCCAGATCGCGTCGTAGTCCCCAGCGCGGGTGCTGCGGCCCTGGCAATAGTCCTCGACGAAATCCGCTGGCGGATCCAGCGAGATGGTCGTGACGTGGCGGCCGGCGGCGCGCATGATGCGGGCGTGCTCGCCAACGCCGGAGCCGACATCGAGCACGCGGTGCACGTCGTCGTAGGCCAGCAAACGTGTCAGGGCCTGAGAGCCGCGAACGGATCCGACTTCAACGGGCGTCGGGACGTGAACATTCATAGCTCCTGCTCCAGGTCGACGGCGGGGAACTCGGTGAGCGCACTGCCCGGCGTGGCGTTGACGACGTCGCAACCGACGGAATGCGCGTCGGCATGCCAGCCCTTCCAAGCGGGCAAAAAGGATTCAGCGTAGACGGGCGCCGTCTTGGCAGCGTGGGCCGCATCGTAAAGCGGCCGGTCCTTGTGATAGTGCGTCTGCCCCTTGGCGTTGGCGCGCATATCAAAGCCCAGCAACACAACGCGCTTAGCGCGCATGGTGATGGCGAGCGACACGGCGCTCTGGCCGCTGCAATGACCGACGCGGATCGGCACGTGTGCGAGAGGGAAGCTCGGACGGTGAATGCAATCGACGCGACGCACGCGATCCGGCGCTGCGGCCTTCGCGCGCCTCGAGAACGTGACGACCAGGCCTGACCAGGCGTCGATCAGCTGGCGATTGGCAGGATGCGCAAACCACTCGTAATCGTGGAAAACGAGCACGTCGGCCCAGGGCACGTCAAAGCCGCTGGCGTTGACGGCGATGACGCGCCGGCCGCGGAGACAACGAAAGTCGAAACCGCGGAGTGACGGGCCGCCGCCGACGACAAACACTGTCTCGCCGGCAAAGAGCGCCTCGGGCCTCCAGAACTCGTGGCCGCGATCGCTCACCGCTTGCCGCCCTTCGACTTTGAGACGGAGCGACCGAGATCGGTCTCTGGTGCCGGTGCGACTTCCGGCGTCGCCGACGGCTGCGGCTCAGTCAGAACGGGGACGGTGTCGGCCGAAGGCGCGCCGATCGAGAACGTGTCCGCGATGACGTTGACAGGCGTGGTGAGCACGGCGCTCGACGTGAGATCGCCGGCGATGACAAGCGTGGGCTTCACCCCGTCAGGAATCAGCACGGCTTTGCCGCGGCCGATCCAGCGCTGCGCCTGATCGGTCCGGAGCTCGTGCGTTTCGCCCTTGTGGAATTTCTGTCCGCCGCCGCCGACCTGTTGAAGCTCGGCGTCCTCGACGAATAGCACCGTCTGCGTTTTCATATGTCGCTATCCTCTGTGATTTGAAAGCCGCCCCCAGCTAGCGCCGGGAGCGGCATGCATCCGATAGGCTGATCTATCGGATAGCCTTAGTCAGCGATTGCCGACGGCAGTGTCTGCGACTGGTAGCGAGGCTCGTGCAGGAAATACATCGCGGTCGCCAGCTGGGCATTGCTGCCGATATCGGCGATCGAGACCTTGATGCAATCGAAGCCATTGGCGACATCGAGGTCTTCGGCCTTGATGTCGATGACGATGATCGCGGCCTGCTCCGCGAGATCCGAGTTTGTCCACGTACCACTGGTCGTGTTGAACGTGTCGTTGGTCGCCGGGCTATCCGACGTTGACGTGGTGAACTGGCCAACGGCGAGCAAGTTTGTGGCGGCTTGCTTCTTGTCGACGCGCGTGAAACCGAGCGCCTTAGCTCCGCTGGCCGAGACGTCGGTGGCCTGCTGTACGGTGATGGTAGGATCGTCGCCGGCCGTGCCGATGGCCTTATGGACCACGATGGCGCAACGGCCGTAATTTTTCAGCGACACCCAATCGCCGGCATTCGCCGCCGCCGACATATCGACGGGCAGGAAGCCCTGGCAGATTTGGACCTTCTCAACAAAGTTCTGATTCATAGCGGGATCCTCAAATAGCGGCGACGCCGCGCGGAGTGGGGAAAGCAGGGCCGGTCATTCGGCCCTGCCTAGTTGAGTAACCGCCGATTAGCGGGCGTTCATCGCGACGCACCACGACAGCGTGTTGGAGCCATTTTCGCGCGCAATCGGTGCCGACCAGGCCGGCATGCCGTTGAGGCGGAAAATGAAGCGGTACGCGGTCACGGCTTGGTCGAAGTACAGATGGATCGACGTGTCGGTCTGGATGCCGTTTGCTTTAGTCACGGCCCAATATTGAGCCATGTCGACCAGCACAATGTCGCCGACATCGCCCAGCGCCGAGCACGACTCGATCGGCACAACCGGACGGCCTTTGAGCGTTGCGTAAGGCGTCGACGATACGCCGCCGGGAGGCAGGTACGCCGGTACCTTGCCGGCCGTGGCAAGCGGATCGAAGGCCATACCCTCGAGCTGCGGCTCCACGTCTTGGTTGATGAGCCAGATGGCGTTCTGGCGCCAAGGCGCATACATGCGAGCCCACATCTTGTTGATGTTGGCAAACCAGACGGTGTCGGCCGGCTGCGATGTTTCTGCCGCAACGCCGATGAGTGACGGCGAATTCAACATGCCGAGCGGCTGGCCGACGCCAGTGCCACGCAAAAACGCGGTGTTGATCTTCGCTGCCATCTTTTCCGGCGCCTTGGCGCGGAGCCAGGACTCGATGCCGACCGCGTCCTCGAGCAACTCCTCGGTAATGGGCACCAACGCCATGAGCTTGTTGAGGCGGATAGTGTCCAGCTCGAGCAATGGCTTCGACTTGGTGGGCGCCTGCGCTTCACCTTCCCAATAAACCTGGATGCCGCCTGTCGTCTGCCAAGGCGTGGTCTCGTCCTTTGGGATAGTAATCGAGTTGCGGCTGGTCTGCAGCGACGCGGCGCGCGACAGCAAACCTTCCTGGGCGTTGACCTTGGTCATGATCTGCTGCGCGAATTCCGGCGGCACAAGGAAACCACCCTCTGCGCCGGTCCCCTCGTTGCCATAAGTCGTGGTGGCGTTCACCAGGCGATTGTCCGGCGTGTTGCCGATCGATGACGCACGCATGCCGCGAACTCGCCCAACGTGGAGAAACCGCCGCGGCGGTCGACAACGCGCGGCTGCGGAGAGACGCGGCGGCTGGAGTTATCCGGTGAGCCAGGCTCGCGGGTCGTGCGCGGACCATTGCCGACTGGACGAACGGCTTTACGCGCCGCGATCTGCTTGTCGAGCTTTTCGATTTCCTTCTGGTTCTTTTCGATCGTAGCGAGATCTTCGTCGCTCAGATCGATGCCATCCTGATCGGCAGAATTGATCAGGTTCTGGCACTCATCGAACAATTGCGTGCGACGATCCTCGAGGCCCACGAGGGCGTCCATTATCATCGCACTAAAGAGGGCAACGCCGCCGGCGGCCCGCACAACGCGCATAGTCATGGTGTTTCCTTTCAAATTACGGCACCAGGCCGCGGGGATGCTTGCCCAAGGCGATGCAGGCAACCGGATTGCTCCGGGTCTTCACCTAGCGAGAGCCGCTAGCTTTGCGATGGCGAGAGCGCGCCGCGGACGGCACGCCTCGGGAACGTTGGCGAAAAATTGCAGATCGCGGTCCGTACGCGATGCCATCGCCGCTATCTTCTGGTTAGCGATGACCGCATCACAGAAACCGGCGTCGACGGCTTCTTTGCCGGTGAACCACGTCTCAGCGTCCATCCACTGTTTGACCTTGCCTTCGTCGAGGCCGGTGCGGTCGACATACTTCTGCAGGATCTGCTGATTGGTGATGCGCAAGAGGGATGCGCCGCGCTCGAGGTCCTCGGCTTCGCCATAGGCCATCATGCGAGCGTTGTGGATCATGAACATGCCGCCTTCGCCGATCTCGATGCTCGAGCCGGCCATGGCGAGGAACGATGCCGCCGAGCAAGCCCAGCCGTCGATCTGCGTGGTGATTTTGGCGGGATGCTTGACCAGCAACGTATACATGGCCTGAGCGTCGCTGACGGAGCCGCCCTCGCTGTCGATGTGCAGATCGATCTCCGACACATCGCCGAGCGCCTTAAGGTCTTTTGCGAAATTAGCGGCCGTCGCGCCTTCGCCAAACCAGTCGCCGCCGATCACGCCGTAAACGTAGATTTCAGCGCGCGTCTTTCCACGCGCGACCACTCGGATTTCACCCTTGGCCTTGGCCTTCGGTCGATTGATTGCTGGCATGCGTCCCCGCTCCTGTTAGTCGAGAGTTATGATGCGCCACGGCTGGCCGTCGCCGTCGACGATGGTGGTGACGCGCAATCGATCGAGGTCCTCGCTGGCGAGCGGCATGGACTCCGACACAGTGAATGATTGACCGTCGCGACCGGCGTCGCCGGCCGGACCTTGTTCTCCGCGCGGACCTTGCGGTCCTGCAGCGCCGCGTGGTCCTTGGTCGCCCTGCACGCCGCGCGGGCCCATTTCACCTTGCACGCCGCGCGGGCCCTGTTCGCCCTGCTGGCCGCGCTCGCCGACGACGACGCCGACAATCTCCTTCGTGCCGTCCGTGAGCGCCAAAACCAGACGATGCTCGGCGTCGATCGAGGCGCTGACGATTGAGCGCCCAGCGAGACCATCGCGGCCGTCACGACCAGCGTCGCCACGCTCACCGCGCGGGCCCATTTCACCCTGCATGCCGCGTTCGCCCTGTGGCCCTTGCGGGCCGGCGAGACCATCAACACCATCGCGACCAGGCGTCCCTGCAGGGCCGGCGAGACCTTGCGGGCCCTGCGGCCCAGCATCGCCCTGTGGCCCTTGCGGGCCGGCGAGACCATCAACACCATCGCGACCAGGCGTCCCTGCAGGGCCAGCGAGACCTTGCGGGCCTTGCGGCCCGGCATCGCCCTGTGGCCCTTGCAGACCAGGCACGCCACGCGGGCCCATTTCACCCTGCGGCCCCTGCTCACCTTGCAAACCGCGCGCGCCGGCGACGGCATCAGGCCGCTGCTCAAGCGTGGTTAGACGCTTGGCGAACGCCGTGAGTGCATTCCAGATCGTCGCGAACGACTCCGCCTTCGGCTCCTCCGGAATATTTTCCGGAATATTTGGCGGCACATCTTCGGCGAGCGCGACGATCTGTTGATGCTTAGACATGCTCGGTTGCCCCGTTCATGATGGCCCAGAATTGCGACATGGCTTTCTGGGCGCCCTTGTCGAGTGCCGGCGGATCGGACGGCGGATCAGATGCCGGTGGTGGATTGGGCGCCATCAAAGCGCCCGCCTGCTCGAGCGTGGTCGTAGCGCCGTTGATCAGATATTTGTCGCCGCCCTTCGCAGAGCCGATGCGGTTCTCGTCCAGCTTGTTGCGGATATCATCGGCGCTGTAGACGCCGATATTCCGATAGATCTGGAACGCCTCGGCCTGGTCTTTTGCAGCGCCGCGGAGAATGGCCATCATGTTGATCTTGGTGAACAGAGAGCGGCGCGAATTGCCGAAAAACTTAAAGTCGGCTTCGTCCTCGAGCCGGCGCACCCATGGCATCAGGCACCGCGTGACCGCCTCGATCGACTGGTGCTCGATGTTGTTATTCGTCGAACGCGAGAGCTCGGCGACGATGTGGGGCGGCACGCCAAACCAGCGGCAAATCTCGGCAACGAGGAACTGGTGAACCTCGACCAGCTGCGTCTTTTCAGCGTCCAGGGAGATGGTTTCGATATCGGCATCATTGTCGAGATGCGCCGTGCGATTGGCGTTGTACGGCCCGCCGTACAGCTTCTGGAATTCAGCCTTCTGCCGTTTCAGGCCGGCCGGTCCAAGCGCTTTTTTGTTCTTGATCACCACGGAAGGGGTCGCACCATTGCCAAAAATCGAAGCACCAAAAAGCTGCGCAGCACGTGCCCATCCGATGGACTGTGCTGCGTACTGGATCACATTGACGCCGACCGGGCCCTCGCCGAATCCGCGAATGTGGAACATGTCTCGAGAGTCCAGATCGACTTTGCCCGCCGTGCCGTTGGAAACCTCGTAGTACAGCGCTCCGGTTACTGGATCTCGACAGACCTGCACTCGCTCGGGATGGATCGGCCACAGTGCGAACGGTCGACCCTGCGTGTCGCGTTCGATTTCAGCGTAGCCATTGCCGTAGCGCATCGCCCAATGAAGCAACGTCTCGCGCAATTGAAACGATGACCATTCGGGATTTGGCCGCTTGTTGATCAGCCAATCGATGCCGTTGGTCTTCTGCAATTTGCTGCCGGCATCGGTCTCTTCGAATACGTGCCAGGGAAGGCCAGCAACGGCTTCCGAGATGTACTTCAGGCATCCCCAAACGGCCGAGACGGTGATCGCCGTGTCGGCTGTGACAGCAACGCCGGCGACGGTACGCGTCACGGCCGGGATGCGGTCCTGACCAGGGTAACGCGGCTCAGTCGAGACGCGCTGCGCCATGATAGCAATCGACGCTGCGAGCGACGTGCTATAGCTCCGGAGAGTGTTGAACATCAGATAAACTCCTCATTGTCGCGGTCTAAAAGGGCGTGGTACCGATCGCGCATCTCGCGCCATCGGGGATGCTTGGGATCGGCAAGAATTGCCGGGTCAATGCGCTCTGTGGGCTCGTCTTCGCTGGCGTCTGCATCGCTTTCGCCGGCGGCGAGCCGGTCGTAGACGGAGACGCCGCGGGCTGTTGGATTGCGGCCGATCAAAACCAGTGCGTTGAACACCGCGATCAGCGGGTCGATTTTGGCAGAGCCAGAAACCTGCTTCGTGATCGTGATGGCGCTGCCCTTCGGCTCAACGCGCGCGTTGCCGACCACCCACGTCATCAGCTGGGATCCGTCATGGATCAGCGTGCCGCCGGCGAGATTGCGCTCGGCGGTTTTGATTGCGCCATTTA